AAGAAGGCGGCGACCACTACAAGAAACACAAGATTCAACCCATTGAGTATGCTATGGCGAATGGGCTTGACGCCTGCCAAGCAAACGTGGTAAAGTATGTCACAAGGTACAAGGATAAGGGAGGTCTACAAGACCTTAAGAAAGCTCGACACTACATTGATATGTTGATGGACTTCTATCAGGAGAGTGGAGAATGAGTGACATTACTTATGTAGCAATCACCGAAGATGAAGATTACTGTGTAGGGGATATAGATACTATTACTACTTGGCTATACGACCACGATATAGTTATTTCAAGATGTTATTTCTATGAGCTTGGTAAAAAAGTTGAGGTAGTTCTTAAGGTAGTCGGCCACTCATGAAACTTGATGACTACCAAACTAAAGCGGTTGAAACCGCAGTCTTCAAGAACGAGTTTTACCCTATTGCATCCTTGATGGTGGAGGCCGCAGAACTTGCAGACCTATTTATCAAGCCTATGTTGCGCGGCGATAATACTTCTTCTGACTTCAGAGCAAAGGTTGTCTCAGAAGCCGGGGATGTACTCTGGAATCTGGCTGTGCTACTACGACAAAACGGAGTCAGTCTCTCCGAAGTCGCAGAGCTTAACCTCAAAAAACTTGAAGATCGAAAACTGCGTGGAGTTCTACTCGGATCAGGAGGCAACCGATGAAGAAAATCTACTGGAAGATGTACTGGAAATTTATCCACGGGCCTTTGAAGGTCTTATCATACAGTCTGTTGTACATTAAACACATGGGCCATCCCTGGGTTTGTGTAGGTGACGTAGAGCGTGAAGGCGGGAAGACCTTTACATACAAATATGACACTGGCCCGTTCGGGCGCGTCTACGACACCTACCTTAATTTGAAACTGTCTCACAATCTTGAAATTAAAAACTTGCAGGTCCTTCCACTACGGGAATTCAAGCGATGAAAATTGTAGAAGGCAACTTCGGAAAGAAAGAAATCCAAGGCCGCTCTATGCGGGAGAAGCTTGAAGAGTCTTTGAAGAGCCTTGGTCCTGAGATTGACGACCCCGGCGCGGAAGTAGGCTTCATCCTTATCACGGACATGGACAGCAATGTATACGTTGCTTCCGATCTACCGGCAGAGACCTTTAACTTTTTGCTGGATACTGCTAAGATGAATGTCCTGCTGTCTACGACTATGAGCGTTGACTGATGTTAGACTACGAAGACCTGACCGTTGAAGAGATCATTGACGATGTGTTCACTCGGGCCTTCGTAATGATGTTGGGTGTGCAGCGACCAAACGAGGAGGTGTTGACACGTTTTGTTAGTTGGTGTAAAATGCAGTCGAGCAAGTCAGGAACGGCGGTAACAGAAGAGTTCGTTCTAGCTCAGATACCATTGTTCATTAATCATTTGTATACGAGGTAATCATTATGGCAGTTGTTGAAGGACATGCTTACTGGTCTTTTGTCACTACTCCTAACACCAAGTTCACCCCCTGCTATTCGGTGAATCTTGTGGTTGACCCTGAGATTGCCGAGGACTACCGCTCTCGTGGGTTCCCGGTTAAAGATATGGAAGAGGGCCCTGCACTGATCATCAAGCGCAAGGTCAACGGCCCTAATGGTATGATTCGTGAGGCACCCGACCTGATCGACCGCTATAAGAAGCCCCTGAATGTTGCGGTAGGTAACGGCTCTCGCGTTAAAGTTCTCTTCAAGGAATGGGACACCAAGTGGAACGGCACGGTCTATAAGGGCCTTGACTTCAAAGCCATGCAGGTTCTCGACCTTGTGGAGTATGGTGGCGGTGACGTAAATACCGCTTTTGATGTTGAAGCAGAAGAGGAAGAACTCTAGTGGCTAATACTTATTACGTTGATGATAAGACCTATGACGTTGATAAGTTTTCTGCCGAAGGTCAGCAGGCATTTCGCCTGTTGGCCCTGGCGCAGCAAGACTTCAATGTTGTACAAGATACCCTGACCCTACGGCAAGCGGCAGTCCTTGCGCTGCACTCCAAGGTCCAAGAGTATCTTACCGATGAAGCACTAATTACTGAGGAGCCTTCGGAGGAATAACCTTTGGCTTTTGTCAAAACGCATGTCGCTTGTCCGTTGTGCGGCGGTAGTGATCCTGCCGCCATCAACGAAGATGGTTCCGCCAAATGCTTTTCCTGTGGCGGGTTTATTCCAAACTATGAAGCTGCGATGGGCGGTACAGTGACTGAGATTGCTACTTACCAGAGAAACAAAATGGATGACTCCACTAGCTATGGTGAGTTCTACGCATTAACTGACAGGGGGATTAGTTTAGACACAGCCAAGAAGTACGGTGTTCGATCTGTCAAGGATCAGGCCGGTAACATCTACGAACATAGCTATCCTTATTATGTTCATAATGAGATTGCAGGCTACAAAGTCCGCAAGACCAAGGACAAGAGCTTCATGTGGCAGGGTTCACCCCGTGGCACTGGACTCTTTGGTCAACAGGCATTTCAACAAGGCGGGAAGTACATCACAATTGTTGAAGGCGAGTGTGATGCTATGGCCGCCTATGAAATGATGGGGTCTAAGTGGCCTGTTGTTTCTGTTAAGAATGGCGCCCAAGGTGCAGACCGGGATGTCAAAGATGCCCTAGAGTTTTTAGAATCTTTTGACAATGTTGTTGTCTGTTTCGATAACGACAAGCCTGGGCGTGAGGCTGCTCGCAAGGTAGCCCGAATCATTAAACCCGGAAAGGCGCGTGTAGTCACGTTGCCCGAAGAGTTTAAAGACGCTAACGATATGCTCAAGAAAGGCCGCCAGCAGGTCTTCATGAATGCTTGGTGGGGCGCTAAACTCTATACACCTTCTGGAGTCTTGAACGTCAGCGACCAGTTCGATTCCTATATGAATCGGCCTAGGAAGCCTTCTATTCCTTACCCGTGGCAGGGCTTGAACGATAAGCTTGAAGGCATGCGGCAAGGTGAGTTGGTTACGTTGACGGGCGGCACAGGCCTTGGAAAGTCCAGCGTTACCAGAGAGATCGAACACTGGTTGATTCGCAACACCGAGGACAATGTAGGTGTGATCGCCCTTGAGGAAGACTGGCGAAGGACCATCGATGGTATCGTTTCCATTGAGGCTAATGCCCGCATCCATATCGATAGCGTCAGGGACGCTTACCCGCAAGAGGAGCTTCAGAAACATTATGAAACTATCTTCACGGGTAAGAACAAGGACCGTGTCTGGGTCCATGCCCATCATGGCATGAATGACCTTGACAGCATCTTTAGCAAGCTGCGCTTCATGGCTATCGGCTGTGATTGCAAGTGGATTATTGTTGACCACCTTCACATGTTGGTCTTGTCCACGCCGGAGAATGATGAACGTCGTGCCATTGACAACATCATGCACCGGCTGCGTACCCTTGTTGAAGAGACCGGCTGCGGCATGGTCCTTGTGTCCCACCTACGTCGTGTTGATGGTAACAAGGGTCACGAGAATGGTATTGAGACTGGTCTCAGCCATCTTCGTGGGTCTCAATCCATTGCCCAGTTGTCTGATTGTGTCATCAGTCTTGAGCGTAACCAACAGTCTGATGATCCAGTCGAGGCCTCAACCACCAAGGTCCGGGTGCTTAAGTCTCGGTATACCGGGGACGTTGGCCTAGCCACCCACTTGCGCTACGACAAGGACACGGGTAGACTAGGCGAAGTAGACGTTGAAGAGTTTGAAGAGGCCTTTGAGGTAGAAGAACTATGACCACCCTTGTCTTTGATATTGAGGCTGACGGCCTAGACCCAACCAAGATTTGGTGCATTGTCGCCATTGACACAACCACCAATCAGGCTAGGTCTTTTGATCCTAATCAACTAGAGGAGGGCCTTGAGTATCTTAAGAGCGCCACTAAGCTAGTCGGCCACAATATCATTGGCTACGATTTGCCGGTCATCAAGAAGCTAATGGGCTTTGACCTAGAGCCTGGGCGCAAGATTGTGGATACCCTTGTACTGAGTAGGTTGTTTAATCCTACCCGTGAGGGCGGCCACGGCCTAGAGTCCTGGGGATACAGGCTGAAGTCTCCTAAGATCGAACACAATGAGTTTGATCAATTTACTCCAGAGATGCTTAAGTATTGTGAGCAAGATGTTGCCCTTAACTTCAAGGTCTTCAACGCCCTTAAGCTAGAAGCAAAAGGCTTCAGCCCCCAGTCTGTTGTACTTGAACACGATACCTACCGTATCATCAACACACAGCGGGACACGGGGTTCTTGTTAGATATTCGTAATGCTACTTGTTTAGTTGCGGAGCTACAGGATGAACTTACTAAAGCTGAGAACGAAGTACACAAAACCTTTACTCCAAAGGACAGCTCTCTT